GTTATATAAATCTTCTTAAGTACTTTATTAATTAATAGGTTTGTACGAGTACCAAAGGTTGTTGCCTGTAAACGTTCTGCTAATTTGGCAGCACTAAAAGAAGCATTACCCGTATCACCAAGTAGTGATTGTTGAGTAACGTTTAATCCCATTGAGATTTGTTTCATTAACTCATTAGTGAATTCTGCGATATGGTCAACACCAGCTTGTGGGTTTACCGATTTCACATCTTGGTTCTGAGATAGTTCATAGATTGCACCGGCTTCTAAGTACTCATAGTATTTAGCCGCTTCATCAGTTTCACCCGCCGTTAGTTCAACGTTTTCTGATTCTGGATTGTTGTTAGTAATAAATGCCATGCTTGAAGCGGCAACACGTTTTGCCACTAAAGCGGCTTCTGTGAAGTTCTTTAAATCTTCAAGAGTTTTATTAGTACTGACTAAATCCGGTAATCCCCTTTCCTGTCCTTGAAAATCTGTAACCATATAGTGGCAAATTTCATCGGCTGGAATAATGTCGTAACTTGTCGGATCATATGTATAGGTAGTTGGGTTGTACTGACAGAAATAGTAATTCACTGGTTTGTGATATTTGTCAAACTCAATACCATTTGAAATATAATTACCATTATTAAGCCATTGGTTATTCAATTGAGTTAATCGACTGGCATCAAGTACTTCAATTTTTACCGTACCGTTAATAGTATGAATACGTACAAACGCTTCTCCATCAGTTACACGGATTTTTTCAAGTACCTGAAGGAATGTATCAAGACCGATTTGACCATCTATACTGAACTTATTAGAGTCATATGCCCAACGATCCCATAGTTTTTCTAGTCGTTGATTTATTTTATGTAGTTCATCTGAAGATAGTCTTTCAATCTGTACATCGGGTTTCACATAGACACCAATCGAACCTACTACACCATCTACTGAAAGATTCATGTACTTACGAGCTATTGGATTATGAATACTTGCTTCGCGGCTTGTGTTACGAAAATCAGCAAGGAACCAGCGAAGAATGTTATTAATATTGTTATTGGATGTACCAGCGGTAAAACCAAAATTAATTACACCACTACTTGAATTGTTACCAGTACGAATAGTTTGTAGTTCACGCTGTAGGCTTGATTTCTTTGGAATCTTGGCGGCTTGTTTCGTTGGCTTCTCTACTGGCGGTTGCTGTTTCTTTCTAAACATGTTGAACATTATCGTGTACCCCATCTATTTGGATAGTTTGGATCACGAAGTAATGTTACTGACTTGATAGGACGCCCATTACCGTTTGCTGGCTGGTCATTCATAATTGACCAAAGGGCATTAGCTCGTTTGATGTAACGAATTCGTAGGTTTTCAAGTGCGGATAAGTTTTCGCTAACCAATGTTTTATTATTTATTGTTGTACTGTAGACGCCACCGCCCTGTACTTTAACGCGAATGACTTCATCAATTTCTTTAATCATTGCTAAAAGTTCTGAGTATTCTTGAGTATTCTTGCTTGCGTCAATTACTTCAGTAGTAAACATTAAGCTATCAATACTGATACCGTCTTTATATGTCACAAGAGTACAGAAAAGTTTATCGCTCGCTACCGTCTGAACGATATTGAATAAAAAACTAACATCTGTATCTGAAGTAGTATTATCAAGTTTTTGTGATTCACCTGTATTAATACTACAGATGAATAGAATTGAATAAGCAGGAACTACTACAGTACCCGTATACGGTACTGATGGTATATATAACTTTTCTGGTAAAAGTCTGGTTGCCATATTATTTCCTTATTTGCTACCAAACCATGAACCCCCTTTAGTTTGTCTTCTATTTGGTCGTTTCGCTGGTTGTGGTTTTTGGGGTTGTTCTACTACTTCCTTTGTAGTTTCATCTTTATATTTATCTTTTATAGTTGCTCTATGTTCACGTAGTTTATGTAATGGCTGATTAGTTCCCAACCTACTTAGTACGTATTGAATTGCTATGGTTGAATATACTAAACAGTCTAATGCTTCATTACGCTTCTGACCTGGCTTAAGTTTCCATACTAATTTACTACCAGATGGTTTTAGTACTTCAGAGCTTAATTGTTCAAAGTAGTCATGTGGAAGCGAACTACTGAAATGTAACATCATGGTTGCTGATTCTGGTTCATCACTGATTGCTAAGTTCACCCACTTACGCAAGGTTAGCTTCTGTTCATGAACGTTGAGTATCTGAAGTGGATAACCTGCTTCGGTTGACTTCTTGAACAATGGGCTAGTAGTAGAACTTGATCCTTTAATTGGATGGTACTTACTCCAGCGTGAAGTAAACTTCTTAACTGTATCTGTTGCGTTACCATTACCACTATCAATGAATACTGCTAGTGTTGGTATGTTACGCCCTTCAGTACTTTTAAATTGTTGACGGCAGAATGTATCAAGTTTTTTATAGGCTTCAGATTCAATCTTTGTACAGTCCGTTCCATAATGGAATGAATGATCAAGTACCCAAATGTTCTTTTCATCAAAAGCAATAGTAGTACTCTCCATCCGTTCTAATTGCTGATCAACACCTATTACAATTCCTAGTGCTTGATCGGGGATGTTATGAATATTAATTTCATCAGTACGTAGGGTTTCTAGTCGTAGTACATCAAGTTCTTTTTCATATTCGTTTTCGTACACTTCACCAAGTTCATTGTTTTTGAATGTCTGTAGGTTAAATGTGTATAGTGCTTCTGCGTACTTCGCTACCATTTCCGTTATGGTGTTCAATGGTGAATACATACGGCTTATCTGAAAACCAATAACACCCGGTTCGCCTTGGGGGTTAGTGGCTATCCATCTACCGTTGTTAACCATCTGGTGGCGTTTATGTTCGGTTATGATTTCCTTACAGTGCGGACATTCTAGACGTGCTGTAGTACTGTCTGGTATGCCTCTACCGTTATCAAGTTGTTTGAATTCAAAACGTACCTGTTCCCATTCAAAGACGTATTCATGACCACAATCATGTGTTACATGATATCGGCGTTTATCGCTTAAGTTATATTCAGAATTGATTAAGTCATTTGGAAATAGTGGAGTACTGGAAACTACTGTTAATGCGTCATCACCAAATGTACTTGTACGGGCTTCTGCTAACTTGATTGGGTTTCCTTCGTCTGTTATTTCACAGTTACTAACTTCATCGAGTAGGACGGTCTTACAGGTAACGCCTCTAAGGTTTCCTGGTGTATTAAGGTTCATCCAGTAGATGAAAGTACCGTTTATCATCTCTGATTGTTTGGCATTGTTCGCTGCGTTTTTATCAGCTTTGTCTGTGATCAAACGACTAAGGATTTCCGAGCCTTCAACGGCTGGCATGAACTTACCATTTTTAAATTTCTTGATTTCGTCGCCTGAACTACTGGCAAAGGCAAAGTTAGATGGATCATTTGCCATTATTCCAAATGCGATTGATTGTAGTACTGTTGTCTTCAGGAGCTGACTACATGACTGTAGTACTATCTTCTTAGTGGTTCTGAGCTGAGCAACATCTATGGGTTCACACTGAAAGTTAAATGGAACCCACTGAAGCCCCATCATTGGACCATCTACCCAGCGAACTGGAGCTTCTGGAGATTTTAGCCATTCACTGGTTTTCTGGATCTTCGGTGGCTGTATCGTCTTCGATGCTTTCTGTAATATCGTCGTTAGTTTCTTCTGGTTGTAGTTCATCTAAGATTTCCATATCTTCCGGTAGGGTGAATTCCATTTCGCCCAAGTCATATAATTGTTGGTCTATTACTTCACGTAATTTATCACGTACATCTTTTGAGTCTTCCATAGCAAACAAATCAAGATATAGTTTATTTGGAATACTACGAATTGTATTTTTAATCTGGAATAGATAAGCAGTTAGTACTTGTTCAACATAGTCAGTACTGATAATAGTTTCTCGCTTCTCTGCTAACTCAATTTCGGTTAACTCGCGTTCTGCCATTATCTTTGCTAACCTTTCTTTTTCAATCTGGTCTTTCACATTAGTATTTCGTAATGCGTCCATGATGTTAGTACGAATCCATTGATAGATTTCAGCTTCGGATTTAGTACAATCCAATCCCTTAGATACCCACTCACGACTAATTACTGAAACGTCATAACCGTATCTACGACTAAGTTCCGAGTACGATATTGTTAATTTTGATTTAGCCATTTAATTTCCTTTTAAATGTTTTATTTTTGAAACAGCACTTTATTATTGTTATGTTATAACGTTATTTTTCACATATGAATAAAATAAACCGGTGGCGAAATCTCCCGTTTTTCGAAAAGTCGCCAGAGTACCTTTTAATTTACTCTTGATTATTTATAGATAACTTTTACATTACATAAAATTACTGTGAGGACGCATAATCATGAAAAAAATCACTGAACGTAATAGTCATGTACGCATTGAGGAAGGGCACTGTAATATCTGTGGTGATTTTGGAAGATTGACGAAGGATCATGTACCGCCTAAATGTGCTTATAAGCCTGGTAAGATGCTGCAAAAGTCTGTAGTAGAATTTTTTTCAGCTAAAGAAGTTCGCCCACTAAACGCACATCATGGCACAACTTTTAAAACTATTTGTATCAAATGCAACAACGAACTTTTAGGATCTCTTGATATTGAAGTAGGAAGAGTTACCAAAGAATTTATTCTTCTCATTGAACGTTACTTTCAAGGTAAACAATTTGTAGGAAATATAATCACATTACCTTTTCATGCAGAAAATTTTATGCGTGCAATGGTTGGACACGTTTTAGCGGCAACATCTACTACTGACTGCCTAAAACCTAATGTCACATCTCCTTTCTATACACCTTTAAGAGAGTTTGTACTTGGCAACAACTCTAATATTCAAGATACACATAACTTTTATTATTGGTTCTATCCCCATAAGTTACAGATCACTGCACAATCAGTAGGCTTTTTTAATAACGGCCATCATTCAATATGTTCTTGTTTACATTTTTTTCCTATTGCATTCATGACTACTTTAGCTAAACAAGGTACTTATCCAGCTCATTCAACCGAACTAACTACTACAGATAAAAAACTTTATTTCAATATGAGCTCTCATAACATGCGTTATGTTTCTTTCCCTTTTGTACCTTTAGTTGGTAACCAAATGACGGTGATAAGTTCAGGGCATACTTGTGTTAGTTATCCGTCAATCAATTGAAAATTATATAATATAGGCCGCAAAGAGGCGGCCTACATTCACAACAGGGTATGAACCTTCGAGAAAACTACTGAACGATATAGATAACCTTGTACGCCCCATATATCTGCATCGGTTAGAATATTCAATTCGCCCTTCTCTTCTACTCCTTCAATGATGATGCGTTCACAGTAACGCTTGATGTTCTTGATCAGGGTGCTGAATGTTGGCTTCTGTACTTCATGCCTATAGAAAGCCTTATCAAGTTTCACTATGTGATAGCAGCCTGTGGTAAGTGCGGCTACGTTAGTTCGCCCTGCACCTAAATCATCAAGGAACAGATCATTACCATTGGCGATTAGCTTTCTCAGTAATGGTTCATTGATGCCGTACTCCAACCCTTCAAAGTCTTCTGAAATCTCAATACGTACAAAATCACTCAAGCCTGCCAGCCATTCGACTAACTCACGGTCATATGCACATAACCTTGCCTGATGCCGATCAACATTCAAGGAACAGAACAATTTGTAGTCTCTGAACCAAGACGCGGTGATCTGAATCTCTGTTAGTTGCTGTATCAGTAGTTGCCGCTTTTGCTCTATCGGCATTGCAAGTATGTAGTACTTACTATCCAGTACAGGCATATCTGCATGATGAAACTTAGTCAGTAGTTCAACACCTAAAAGCTTCCCGTCGGTACTCATTACTGGTCCAGCAAAAAAGGTTTTAGTGATCATTAGTGTTATCTCTTTTATTGGTAAGAGATCAATTATTGATCATTTTTACTTGTTTATGCTATAGCCAGATCGATCTTTAAATGCTTGAAAATGATCATTTTTATATGATTTTCGGCCTTTTTACTTGTTCAAACATACATAACTGTATAAATTTACAGTACACGTACTAAGTGGAGGGCAAAAGATGGGTAATAAGAACAGTTTTGATCCGGGCGTCAGTACTGGTGTTCAGGTGTATTGGGAACGTAGTGAACGTATCTGTGTAGTTCATCCGGGCGGATACTTAGACAGTATTGAGAACGGGCAATGTGTGCTGTTTGAAACTAAACCGCTAGATGGTACTCGTATGTACTGGTTTGGTATTGTCTCAAATAACGCATACTATTTCGTTCTTGAAGAAGCTAAGCCAGTAAGTATCTTTGCGGTAGGTAGTTGGTTCAAAGCACGAAAAACCATGCTTGATGCACATGGGGGCGATCTTGATGAATTGAGTGATATGCAGGGTGAATTGCGATTTTAATCTTGATATAATGTTAAATCATATGGATTTTGAGAAAGTACAATAAAAATGAAATTTTATAAGTATGTAACTATGGAAGTCGCAAAAATAATAATAAGCGATGGCACCTTAAAGTTTACATCCCCGATAAACTTCAATGATCCATTTGATTTTCATCCAGCAGTACTAAAGGAAGGTTTAACGAAATTCACAAACAGGCTCAACCATGAACTAGGTAATGGTATAAGAAAATATAAAAACAATCATCGCGAGTCATCGAAAAATTTACAAGTTCTTCGTCGTGCGGAGTTCAGAGCAATCTATACTCGTGAGATGTCTATAAGTTGTTTTAGTGCCTCACCTTATATACTCCCAATGTGGGCACATTATGCTGATAATCATAAGGGATGCGTTATTGAATTTGAGTTTAACTCTGTGGATTACGTAACAACACATATCGATTCATTAATTAATAACCCATCTTATAATATACTTGTGCCTTTTGCTGTGAACTACTCTAACAGTCGCCCTCCCCTTTATGATGTTCAAGGAAGAACAGATACAGATACAACTGGTTTTTTTGCATCTTTGACTAAATCTGATGAATGGGCTTATGAAAAAGAATGGAGGGTAATTATCAAAAAAC